GATTACCTTGAAGAGATCGGGGAGAATGAAATCAACTTGGCTTTTATTCGTGGGACGTTTAACGAATACGACACGAAAGAAGACGCAATGATTGATCTTGGATATGATGAACTTTGCGACCTTGAAAGAGAATTGGCAGTATTTGAACTTGAAAATAGTGTCATAGTAATTGACAGATAATCGAAAGGATCAATAAAATGTTAGTAATTAAAGGTGCTTATTACTTTGTAGACGGCGATAAGGTTCTTATCCCGCATTATACCGGCGATTATCATATTGTCGATTGCGACCGGTATTTAACGCTTGAAGAATTGAAAGGTCAATATAACGATGATTTCATCGAAAGCGTATTGGATACTTATATCGTAGTGGATGATGTGAAATACTATTTTGCTGAGTATTCGCCTTATAATGTTGACGAAAATTGGGAATTGTTAAGCGACCTTTCAGAGCTTTATTTTGAAGAGCTTAACAACGAGTTTTAACCATAGCCGAACGGCTTTATAATAACCCACCTATGCGGAACACCCGCACCCGCCGAACGATAACCGGACGCACAAATCCGGGAGGCGTTATTCAATTCGCTATTGACGGCGGGACTATTCACAAACAAACGAAAGGACAAAATATGAAATTCAAAATTTATGAAATTTCAGCAACAGAGGGGAAAGAACGGAAGTATATCGACAACGGCAGGATATTTACTTCTACGGATGAAATGACGGATGTATTGATTGACATCTTTCACGAAGAATTAACGCCGGAGTGGATAGAAAATAACGGACACCTTGACCTAATGAGCCGTTTTGAGTTGGATGTTGAGATCATTCCTGAAGTGAAATTTGCTAATTTTTTGAACTGGCTTTTTGATCCTTCCGATCTCGACGATCGACATATATTGGCAAACAATATTATATCAATATTGTTTAAAGAGGGTAAAATTACGATTGATAAAGACTGGCTAAAAGGATATTGCCAATATATCCCTGCAAGTATTTGCGAGGGCTTTAACGAATTCGCTGATCCCTGGGATGATGAGGACTTGGATCCGGCTGATGTTGAGATCATAGACATACCGGGACAACCTGAAGAAGATCGGGGATATTACGCAATAACCGGGATTATGCGGGAAGATATTAAAAGCGTATTGTCAGATTTTAACGATATTGAGCTACCGATTGAAATTGATAACGCCATTGATAATTTAAGTGATATTGAAATGGATCAAATTGCTGAATATATGAGCAATAGTATTGATATGGACTGGTATTGGGAAGAATTGTATGCCGGGATCAAACAATGCGAGAGTTTAAAGAAATATGTTAAGCAATTAGAAAAATAAACCGAAAGCGAGGACAATATGAAATACTTCGTTAGCGTACCAATGAGCGAAAAGAAAACAAACGGAATTACCATTATAGGTAAACAGCCCATTAAAGAAGCAATGGAAGAAAACTTACACCTATTTAAGCCACATTCTGTCGTTCAAATTGAAAATAGTCTTGGAGAAATAGGTAAATTTGGTATCTATGATGATAACGAAAAACCTATTACATAAGGGGACAATATGACAATAGAACAATGGCAAAAACTAAAGGACGAGGGATATTTTATCCTTGTAACAAGAGGCACTTACAAAAATCAGCAGGTCATAAACTATTCAATGGTAAAAAAGACCAGTGAAACAACAAGCAGTATTGCATGTTATCTCAATCTATTGGCTGTCCGTGAACTACATAAGCGAGTAGGGTTTGAGGTAAGACCTTCAGAACTTCCGGCATGTTTCCTTTATAAGCCGGAATGCCTACAATTCACAAACCACTTAAAAGAGCCTTTGATCATAACTTATCACGAAAACGATGTAGTGGATCCTATTTTAAGAGCATAATCCCTTCACAGCCCTGAGCGAGAAGCCGTCCAAGAGCGAGACTTGGCAGGGCTCTACTATTAACAAATGGAGGAAAAGTCATGAAAAAGTATGAATCAAAAGGTTTTATTCTTGGTAATTGCTGGGGCGGAGGAAGAGCATCATACCCTGCAGAACAAATAAGTGCAAAGTCATTGAAAGAGTTGATGGAGAAGGCAAAAATAATGTTAAAAGACGGTTCTTTGGACTCCGGTATGGGTTTTGAGTCATTAGACTGTGCATTGTTAAACATTACGGAGATAGAAACAAAAGTCATTGACGGGAAAGAGTTTACTCGCGAAGAATTTTTTGACGAGGTTATTGGAAATTATAGCGAAGAAGATATTGATTTTTTATATGAATGTTCAATGTATTAAAAGAAAGGACACGGAGAAAAGGAAGTGCGCTACTCAATAGATGATGAGGGGAACGAATACAAGCCAGTAGTTTACAAGCCGTCAATATTAAACGGCAAAGTAATAATCAATTAACGGAGGATAACAAAATGAAACGAACACTTAACAGACTGCCTGAAAAGAAGCTGATCGACTTCAATTATGAGGTAAAACTTATCTTTACTGGAACGATCAACGGAGAGAGTGAAGACGAGGTAATTCAGGAAATAATTGAAAGCATGGAAGATGAATTTGACATTACTCCGGCAAGAGATGAGATCACACTGAAAGAATGTAAATATCAATAATAACCATAGGGAATTAATGAAAATCATAAAGGTCAGAAAACGCTTCAATTATAAAGGCGTAGAATTGCGTCTTGTTGATAGTGAAGAGTATTACATGAACGGACGTGATCCCTTAATTATGAAAAGAGTAGTAACTCCGAACGATCATTCTATACCTATCAACTTTTCTCATCGACAAACACTGAAAAGCATGGTGGAACAGACTATCGCATTCCTTGACAATACAGAAAAGAGAGGATTTGATGTTGTTAAGGAATTGAACAAATAATTGTCCTCTTGTGTTGGAAGCCGTTCATGGTGCAGTGCCGGGTTCGATTCCCGGAACGGCTCAATTTATCATAAGGAGAAATAACATGAGCATTTTAGAACTCATTTACAACGACACGATCAAAAAGCTCGAAATGGCAAAGAATCAACTTGATCACTTGTCAAACGAGGTCGATGATTATCATGTCCAATCACAATTTGCGACAGCTTCCGGGAAAGTGGAAGACACAATCAAATTTATCAAAGATATTGAGGAGTAATTATGGTAGACGGAAAGCAGTTTAAACGAAAGGGTTTAAAATGAAAATAGGCGATTGTGTACATGTTATAACTACAAACTCTATAGGTCATATTATTGACATGGTGGAAGATAGGTTCGGGGAATGGATTAAAACCGATGTTGATGGAGTTAGGAATAAAAACGAATTGGTATTGCTTCCAACACCTGAAAGTATTAAAGAATGTATTGAATGTTATGATCCTTTTATTGCTAATAGTACAAGATTAAAATTAGGTTTATAATTACGATAAAAAAACAGCCGAAGATCGGCGAGGAGGTGCGTCCCCAGGGGATAAAGGAAAGCCCCTTATTATTCAAAACAAAATAGCTGGTATTTTTTCATCGTAGGGCGGTATAGCCAAAACTAAGAGTTTACTTTACTTGGTTTCTTATTAGCAAACGGCAAAAGATACCGCCCTATGTAATTTTAACAATGGAGGATTAAATGAGTCACTCACCATTTCTCAGACTCGAGTCACTATTCGGTGCTATGATGTTGCCCCGAAAAATGACCGTGAAACGCTTCTGTGCTTGCGAGGGTACTGCACAGGAGGAATATGAAAAACAATGCCGTATGAACGCCGGAAAGCTTGAAAAACAGCGTAAACGACATGAACTCAAGATGAAAGGAAAAAGAAAATGAGACAAAGATCAAAAGAAATCGCAGCCGAGATCTTCAAAGGATCAAAGCAGAAAGTTGAAAAGGCTATTGGGTTTTTGAAAGGACTCCCTGATCCAGTAAAAGAAAACTGGGATGATGAAGGATATGTATACTGTACTGGCATGTGTGCTGATTGCCCTATATTATACCATAATCTTAGCACTTCGTGTGAAAATCGCAAAGAAGTCCTTGAACAACTTCTCATACTTACTCACAAAAAACGCAGGGTTCCCGCCATTGAATTTAACGGTATCAAGAAAATGGCATTCATCAACGGAGAGATCCTGTCGGCCGATGATGTTCAGGTCAAGATTGACACAGAAACAAATCGTCTTGATAATGACACAAAACATCGAGATGCCCTGAATCAAAAGCTTCGGGAACGCCGTGGAAACATCCAAAAACTCAACAAGATCCTGGAGAAGATGAAATGAGTAAAAGCAAACACGGATATTGTTTCGTTTGCGGATCAAAGCTCGAGAAGATTGACGATAAGCCTGATGTCTTCCAATGTACAAATGAAAAACAGGATTGTTGCGAAGTGTTTATACTATCTGTAAATAATAATAGAGAATGTATGATACAAATGGATTCGCCATTATCCTTACATAGAGGAGACAGATAATGACAACCGTATTCGACGCGATCCGCGAACTCCAGAAGAAAACGCACCGATCAGACGGCTTCGTGAAAGTTGATCTTATGAAGCTTGGCAAAATGACCGGGACCACTCCGGCGAAAGTCTATGGTATTCTCGCTGAGTATAAAGAGTCCGGCCTGATCGAAATGAAACAATGTAAAAAAAACAACTATATCCGGACGCTGACGCCGACAGAAGGATTTCTGAGCGTTCTACCGGACATGGTTAAACCGTAGGAGGTATAAAATGACCTTACAAGGATGGCACATCATATTGATCATAGCGATCTATTTTATTTCTGTGATATGCTCGCATATTTCCGGGTACAATCATGGATATAAAGATGCAAGCATAAAGCATTTTGATGCAATGCTCGAAAAAGACAAAATCATTAAGGACCTTAACTGGAAGCTCGGACTCAAAAAGAACAGGTAATTCCACAATTCAGAAATTATATCTTGCATTATAGGAATTAACAATGTAAACTATCCAACAGAAAAGGAATGGAATGAAAGAACAACCTGATATAATGCGGATCCCGCCCCAATCTATCGACTCTGAGAAAGCTGTACTTGGCTCAATGCTCCAAGATAAGGATGCTGTATTCGTTGGACTTGAGATTCTTGAAATGGATCATTTCTACACTACGGCTCATCAATATATCTTTGGGGCAATGAAAGAACTTAGCCTTAAGAATATCCCGGTTGATCAGTTATCGGTGACAGAAAAGATGCTTGAGCTAAAGATCCTCGATGACGCTGGCGGTCCTGCCTATCTTGCCGATCTTATTAACAGGGTGCCAACATCATCAAATATCAAATTCTACGCTGAAAAAGTCCGCGAGAAATGGTCAATGAGGATGGTCCTTGCCGAAACATTCGATATCCAGGATGCCATTTACAATGGTAAACTTGAAGGCGAAGATGGAGCATTGCCGGCCCTTGACTCATCTATTACCCGGCTCATAAACTCAAGATCAAAGACAGAAACGAACGAGCTTAAAAAGATTGATATGTTCAAAGCGATTGAGTATGCCGAGGACCTTGCAAAAGATCCTGACGAAGCTGGGGTCGTATTCACAGGGATTAAAGCTATTGATGAACAGGTAAAGGGATTTAGGCCAAAAGAGCTCTATATCTATGCGGGCCGGCCCGGGATGGGAAAAACTGGACTGGGGTTATCAATGGCTCGAAACATTTGTAAAAACTACGGAAAATCTGTCGGGTTCTTTTCGCTTGAGATGTCAGAAGAAGAGATATCATTAAGATTACTTTCCGCTGAGTCCGGGGTTCATCATACGATCTTGTCTGACGGTGGAATACAGGCTCATCATTACGATAAGATCAACCCGGCCGCTGAGAGAATAAGCCGTTATAATCTATATATAGATGATTCTGCCGGCATTACTCCAGCTAACATCATAAGCCGTTCTCGCCTTCTTATTTCAAAGCATAATCTCGATATTCTGTTCGTAGACTACCTACAGATCATGTCGTCAGGTAGTAAGTATGACAGCCGTAATGATGAGGTAGGAAAGATCAGCGCCGGATTAGCCGGAATTGCAAAACAGTTACACATCCCGGTCGTAGCCTTGGCACAGCTCAATCGTGGTGTCGAAACCCGTGGCGATAAACGTCCCACAATGTCAGACCTTAGAGATTCCGGTGCTATTGAGCAAGACGCAAATATGGTAACATTCATATACCGAGACGGTTATTACAACCGCGATGCCGATAAATATCTAACGGAACTGATCACGGCAAAATTCAGACGAGGACCGACTGGGAAAAAGAATATCAACTTCATGTACGATGTCATGGATTTCAGAGATATCGACTTTGTTCATAGCCCGGAACCTCACGATGACTTTGTTCCGCATGAGGGCGAGGGGGTGTGGTAATGAACTGGATATTACTGATCGTATTCGTTGTTGTGTATTTGGCATTTAATTGGTGGATGACACCGAAGAGTAGGAGGAAACATTGAGAGACAACAAATTCATAGGCATATTGAACGATGAACTCAAACGCATAACGCCGGATGATCTTATTCGATTGCAGAAAATGCTTGGATTCACTCAGCGTGATATATGCGAAGCACTTGACATTCATTACTCAACATATCAAAAGTATTACGTCACACGGACGGCCGAACTCCCGAATACACACCGTTTATTCATATTCTACTCGCTTATCCTGTGGGAAAAGCCATTGAATTACCTCGGTATTCATCGAGGTCCCAGGTCATACTGGATGGCGTGGCGTGATCTTGGTGTGCCGATCCCGGATGATATTCAGGATTCGTACACATATCCGCTTACAAACGATCTTATATTAATCAAACAATATCGCAAGGGTATAAAGGATGCTCTTGCTGAAAAGGAGAAAAAGGAATGAAATACAAACACCTTAAGATCGAGAACTTCAAAGGCATCAAGTCTTTTGAAACTGATCTCGGAAACAGAACGACCATCACCGGCGATAATGGTGCCGGGAAAACAACGATCCTCGATGCCATATCCTGGGTCCTTCATGGGAAGAACATGGACAACAAAAAGGACAGCGGCATTGGATCATTCAACATCAAACCTTTAAACCCGGATGGATCAAAAGAAAATCTCGTTACCAAGATTGCATTGACAATCGGACTTGAATCCGGCGATGTGCTTCTCGAACGATCACTTAATGGAAGTAAAACGGAAGTGAAGATCGATGAATCACCGCTGCTCCTCAAGGAATACGAACGATGGATCGAAGACAACATTATCGAACCTGACAGATTCCGGCTTTTTTCAGATCCCTTGTACTTCCCGGACCTTCCGTGGAAAGATCAGCGTGATATCTTTATGAAATTCTTCGTAGAACCGTCCTCAGACGATGTTCTTGCCACGATCTCCGATGGACTGCACTCATACGTCCACGAAAAATTAAAGACGATGACAGCGGAGAAAATCATTGAATCGGCCCACAAAAACACCGTTGAGTTTGAAGACAAGGTAAAAGGCATTCAGTCAAAGATCGACCTTTTGAACGAACAGCTTGCCAATACGGTCAAAACCGATGACTATGAAAAGCTCCGTGCCCGCCGTGAAGAACTTGACAAAGAGATCGAAGAGATCCGCGAGAACAATCAGAAACATTACGATGGACTGAACGCTGTCCGGGATGCCGAATCAAAGGTATCAACGTGCAAGCGCAAACTCCAGGCCCGTATGGATGAGATCACTTTCGCCCGCGAAAAGTATATCCGCGATATCGAAGAAGATCTTGATGTCACAAACAAAAAAGCTGTTGCCCTGAATGCCGAGATCGAACAGCTCAAATCAAGTCCTGTTGACACTATTTGTCCGGCTTGTGGCCAGGATCTTCCGAAAGACAAGGTTGATACTGCAAACGCGAACATTGAAGAGATGATTTCAACAAGACAGAAAAAGATCGATGAACTTGCCAATTATTATACCGTCCGTAATATTGATCTCGAAAACGCTCGTAAATCAGAGCCTGACTTTGAAGGTGATGAAGAATGTGTCCGTCTCCGCAATGAGATTAACGAAGCACAGGCCGTACTTGATGTCAACCATACATGGCCAGAGCTAAAGGATGCAGGCCAATTACGGACTGAACGCGACAAGATCACAGAGACTATCGGGGCGCAGGATCGCATTGAAGACGATAAGAAACGCCTTGAGAGTTATGGAAAAGAACTCAAAACTATGTCGCGTGAACTTGAAGAATCGCAACGGATCGAGAAGGATGCCGGTATCTATGTCAGAGCAAGAGCGGAATTTCTGCTTAAATCGGTAGAATCCGAATTTGACACGATCTCAGTGATCCTGTATAAACCGCTCGAAAACGGGAAAACCCGTGACTGCTTTGAAATATCCAGAGACGGCGTTCCGTATTCCGATCTTAACAGGACCGGGAAGCTTGCCGCCGGCCTTGAATTTCTGAAATATTTCCGTAAGCAAGAGGCTTCAAACGGAATATTCAATATCCCAGTCATCATCGATAACTTTGAGAGCTATCCTTCACTGGATCTATCGCTTCTCGAAGGTGTCCAAACAATCGTAACCAAGGTCGTAAAGGGCCAGAAGGAGATCAAATGTCAGATAGCTCAGTAACCAAATTCAAAAAATCACCAATCGCCGAATATCTCGATTCGCCGGCCGTAAGGCAGGGATTAAATGATCAGTTAAAGAACAAAGCTGATTCGTTTATGTTGAGCCTTATCAACCTTACAAACTCTGATGCGAATCTCCAGAAGTGCCAGCCCAAGGCTCTTGTTGCCTGTGCGATCAAATCTGCTATCCTCAATCTTCCGCTTGAAAAGCAATTCAGCTATGCTTATATCATCCCGTATGGCGGCGTCCCGAATTTTCAGATAGGATACCGGGGATGGATCCAACTTGCATTGAGGACCGGTCAGTACAAGAAAATGAATGCCGTTGAGATTCGCAAGGGTGAATTGAAATATTCGAATCCTGTAACGGAAGAATACGAGTTTGAATTTATCCAGGATGATACAAAGCGCGAGAATACACCGATCATCGGATATGTCTTCTACTTTGAGACCATTTACGGGTATAAAAAGACACTGTATTGGTCAGAGGCTAAGTGCGTCGCTCATGGAAAGCGCTATTCAAAGACTTTCAATCGTAGCGATAGCAAATGGAAAACAGATCTTCCGTCTATGTGCCTCAAAACCGTCGTTATCCAAGGCCTGACAAAATGGGGCATGATGTCACCGGATATGAAAGACCAAGAGATCATGGCAAAAGCCATGTCTGAAGACGGTGATTACGACTGGAGCGATGTCCCGGAAGGCTCAGAACCTCTTGACAAAAAAGATGAGGTAACGCTTCCTCCGAAAAAGAACGCACCGGAAGTAAAGAAAGAAGATCCGCAGGAAGATCCCGCCGAAAGCGAGCAGGCCCCGGAAATACCGGAAGACAATAATGACGGCCCGTCCCCGGCACCGCCGGCAGAATCTTACGAAGAAGAAGCACATCACCAATCTCATCAGCCGACAGCACCGGCACAACGCAAGCCCGTGTTTGACTTTGAGAAAAACAATAAAGGGTAGGAGATGAACCGATTCTCAATGAGATATTTGGGAACCGGGAGTAAAGGCAATTCATGCCTTATCAAGGTGGGAGACACCAGCGTTTTAATCGACGCTGGTGTTAATCCCGCTGACTTCCCGAGAGACATCATGGTAAGTGATATTGATGCCGTTGTCGTTTCCCATTCACACTTAGATCATTCGCGCTATGTCCGCGAACTTTCAAACAGATATCAGATACCGGTATATTCAACGCCGAAAGTTTTGAATAGAGGAATTGTACCCGGACATCTTGCCAAAAGAATAGATGGATATTTCGTTGTTGGATCAATGACGTTTGTTCCATTTCTTGTCATGCACGATTCTGATGAAGACTCATACGCATTTATGATCAGGAATGATGAGACGGACAGGACACTGCTTTTTATCCCGGAATGCGGGACCTTGCCTACACAGAAGTTACCATCCATTGATTTCATGGCCATAGAGGGCAACTATGACGAGAACTCTATTAACGATAGCCTAAAGGATGGTAAAATAGAGATTGGCCTTTACAATCGAATTACGAACCCATTCGGGCACCTTGAGATCAAAGACACTATCTCTTATATTGAAGAACATAAACCGCATTATGCGATTATCCATAATATGTCAAGCAATAACCTTGACAGAAGCATAGGGCTTCCAGATAAGACAGTGTTTGCTGAGGTCGGAAGGGAGTATGTTCTATGAAATCATATGGAATAAAAGGGTTTATCATTGATTGCGATATTTTCAAGAACGAAAAGGTAGAGCCTGTCATCGTGAAATTCGGATCGGAAGCAGAACGCGTCCTAATACACACGCTCTTTCTGCTGTATTCGTCAGATGACGGATATTATCTTGATTTCAATGATATCACGATCAATAAGATTGCCGGCAAGTGCGGGTATGAAAAAAACAATTCTCAATTTATTATTGATGTGATCGAGGCCCTGGTAGATGAAGCTTTCTTCAATAAGGATTATTATTGGGAATATACCATCATTACGAGCAAAGAGACTCAGAGACGATGGAAGCTCGCTGCAATGAGAAGAAATATCAATTTCGATGCACTTCCTTATTGGATCCAGGGTGAAAGAACCTTGGAGAATGCAGAGCTTATCGATGTGATCATGACAAATTTCAAGCATCATATCCACGCACAGTTACCATCCGACATGATCGAGAGGATCGACAAGAACATCAAATCACTGAAACGATATAAAGCAGAATACGGATCTATTGAGAATATATTTCTTGTCGCTATCCGTAGAATGCTTGATTGCAATTTCAATAGTCCATCTCGATTTTTCTATAAGGGGATCTTCGGAAGTGATACATATTTACTCCGGCCGACACCGAAAGAAGAAGAGTCCGGGAGTTATGTTGATCTTGTAAAATCGAAAAAAGAAGCCGATAAGCCTATTAAAGGGCCTACGCTTAAAGGAATGAAATCATGAGTGAAGTAAAGATGGTCCTATACCACGGATATCATATGCAAAGTGATGGTGTTATTTGCCAGAGAGGTCGTAGGGGACATATACTTCAGCCAATAATGAACGGACCGAGGCTTGTATTTAAGATCTTGCGCGATAATGACACTGCTCTATACCCGGACGCATATAAGTTGTTCTATAGCCAGTTCGCAGATAAAAAGGATATTCCGGATAACTTATGGTCAAAAGATTGCGAGGTATACCCGATCAACGGATTCCCTTATGATTTTAATATCGATAATCTTGAATTGATCACATTAGAAATGGTATCTAATCAGATCTCACAGGGTGATATAGGCGAGATATTCAAGCTCTATCATTCCCATGAGCCGAACATTACAACAAAGACTATTGCCAATAAGTACAATGTGACTGAGAATACGATCAAATTCGTACTAAAACGCTACGGCAGGAGGAAGATATATGAAGTACATTGAATTACCGTTCCCATTGCCTACACTGAATGAATACATATCAGGAGAACGCGCAAATAAGTATATCGGAGCCAAGATCAAAAGAGAAGCAACGAATAAATGCGTTCCGTTCTTTAATGGTGTAAAATTCAAGACACCTATTGAGCTTGAGATCCTATGGGTTGTAAAAGATCGCCGGAAAGACTACGATAACATAGCATTTGCAAAGAAGTTTATCCTTGATGCAATGGTAAAAGCCGGCGCAATCCCGAATGACGGACAGAAGTATGTATCCGGGACAAGGGGCGAGCATGTCGTTGTTGGCGAAAAGGAATGTGTGCTTATTAAGATTTATGAGGAAGGATAAAAATGAATAAAATCAAAATTTCAGTTATTGTTGATCATATTGTTCAAAATCAAATTGTAGATATTACTGCAATTTCTATTGTTAATGGTGAACGATTTATTCATTCTTTGCAAATAGATTCTACTGATTATGAAGGTATTTCTAAACTTGAATTAGAAAAAAATATTTTTAAAAGTTTAGTATCAAAAATTGTTTCCTCAATTTTGGCACCTGAATTTATAAATCATAAAAGGATTATATAATGAAAGAATATCCTATCAAATTAACCGAAGAAGATCTTTTTGAAATTGAACAATATGAGGAAATAAAATGACTAACCACAAAATATCAAAAAACTGTTTCCGGTGGAAGGCAATCGAAAACCCAATGGATCTCATTGAATTGACAAAACAGCATAAATCAGTCTACAATGAGAACATGGGTATCAAGCCGGCATCTGTGATTATTTCAATGCAATTCCGCCTGGTGATGAGACTGATCAAAAACAAAAGCCTTTATTTTGTGTTGAAGTAGGAGGAGATATGAGCAAATTAAATATAATTGGTGCAAGCAATCATTGTAAAGATGAACGTGAAACACATGATTATTACGCAACAGATCCTATTGCAGCAAAAATATTATGTGAAGTTGAGCAATTTTCAAAAATACTTGAACCTGCTTGTGGCGAAGGTCATTTAAGTAAAGAAATGATCAGACTTGGATATGACGTTACAAGTTCTGATGCTATTTATCGTGGTTATGGTATTAAAAAGAATTTCTTTTCATATATAAAATGGAATGGTGATATAGTTACAAATCCGCCTTTTAAGTATGCAGAAAAGTTTATACATCATGGATTACGAATCATAAATAATGGTAATAAATTGTGTTTATTCTTAAAATTGCAATTTCTTGAGGGGAAAGCACGAAAAGAACTATTTCAGATTTATCCACCAAAAACAATATATGTATCAAGTTCAAGAATAATGTGTGCCAAAAATGGTAATTTCAATGAATTGAAATCGGGGACAGTGATTGCCTACGCTTGGTATGTTTGGGAAAAAGGATATAAAGGAAATACAACATTAAAGTGGATTAATTAATATGAAAGACAATTTATGTACTACGGAATAGCAACCACCCAGGAGATCATGCTTTTCACCGGCGAAGTGGTGTCATTTTTCGATGGTGAGCCAAGAACAGGCGATATCATTCACCCGGATCCCATCGCCAAATACAACATGATGATGGAGACATACGCCGCCGAGACATTGCTTGGCAAAATGAAAGACACCGATGATAAGCAGGGTATGGGTATATCCCAGATCGATCGCATCAAGTACGACGATATTATCATGCACTCACAAGAGCATAGAGAGGCGATCTGGAATAAGTGGCACATTGATATCAACCTGGTCACGTTCGAGGCTCTACGGTACGCATGGAAGCCAGCAGTGATATTTACACGTCTCGGATATAAGCGAATTATTGAAAGAATCCCGCATACACGGATTGAGAGGGCCGATTATTGGGTCCGTAACTGGAATGTCTGTGGTGCCGGGAAAATCGAAGAATACATGGAACGATGCGAAGTGCATCTTGGACCGGAGGTTTTATGAAAGCAAAAATAGACCGTGACGGCAATCTCGTCATAACGCCGGAGACACGCAACGAGGTGTTTCAACTCAGTTTGTTCAAAAGCAACCCGGAAGGATCACTCATATTCCGCGGCGATCTACTTGAAAAAGATGAAGTGATCGAGATCATGCAGTATGAGGAAGACAGGCGGATCACGAAGCTTGATAAGAAATACCGCAAAGAAAAGCGGTTGATGTTTAATATGTGATTGAGCGTGATCTAATGCTTGAAATAAATCAATATGAGGAGAAGTGAGATGGATTTACTTGAACAATTCATAAAAGAAACTGGGCATAAATATATGAAAATAAGTAAAGATGGTATTGATAAATATGCGCATAACGAACAAGTTGATGACCTATATATCGAATGGCTTGAATCCTACCTCACCGAAGCTACCACCGAGATAGAAAATCTAAAAGCTAAAAATGAATTTAAAGAAAAACAATTTGAAGAACAACTTGAAGATATGAAGTGTTGCGGGAATTGTGAATATGGACTAATAAGAGAAAAATTACCTGATGAAATAAATAGATATTGTCAAAAATATATGATATTTAAATGTATGTGTTATTCATGCGAACATTGGACTTCCGACAACCTAACAAAACAAGATAGAGAGGTGTAGAATGAAAACACACAAGATAAAATGGTGTGATGAAGATGGTGATTATAGAACAATTTGTGGCTTAAACAGTTGGCATCACAATTCGGAAGAACTATTACTTGATAATCTTGTTGGACTTGATGATGAATGCACTTGTAAAAGATGTAATATTGGATATCCAATATATAAGAAAGCGGAAGAAAAAAGATTTCAAAACTGGGTTAAAGAAATGAAAGAATATAACGAGGCACAAAATGTTTAAAGCACAACGAACAGACGGCAATGGAGAAGTTAAGGGGTGGTTAGTATATGATGGCGAAATGAAAAAAGCATATATTATTGATGGATACCAATACCATTATGGTATTAAACGAACAATAGCCATTAAAGATAATGAAGTCATCCCCTCAACAATCTCCATGAAAACATTCCAGAAAGACAAGAACGGCGAGGATATATACGGCTCGTTTGAACTCGAAGGATATGGAATGACGGGATCAAATTTAGTATTGGTTGATGGGATTGGTTTTTGCAATGTTCAATTTGATGGTGGTAGTTGGATTATAAAACCAATTGATAAATTACAAGGTTGGAATTTTCTACATGCTCAAGGTTCTGGACTAATCGAAATCATCAAACAAGAGAACAAATGAAAGGGGAAAAATGCCAATATACAATTATCAATGCAAAAAGTGTGATCACGAATTTCAGGACATTAGAAAGTACAATGACCCTCTGCCCCAATGTCCAAAGTGCAAAGGTGAAGTAAAAAAGCTCTTTGGCGCAACGAATTTCAAATTAAAATACACGGATCGCACCGTTACTCCGGGATCAAACTTCGGAGGTAAGAAATGAACACAGCACCAAATCATCTCATAGATCTCGTACTCAATGAGATCAAGCACCGGTCATCGCGTAACCCGATCATGTCATCAGAGCTTGAATACAAGTTTGAAACATCCGGGGCTACTATTCGAAAGATCGTTTCCATTGAAGGGCGTAGAAACAGGAAGCTTCTAATCGTATCCGGACATAACGGATATTACATCGCCCGTGATTACCGGGAATACAAAGAAGCAATGCAGCATTACATCGAACGTGCAAACAGCATATATCTCACAGAGAAGATCTTAAGAGATCATTATGAACCGTTCGGATCACAACAATCAATGTTTTAAGGAAGGAGATAAAATGAAAAAACTACGCTTTATGTATAAAAAGCCTGATGAGCTGCCCCAGGAACGCCGTATCGTACAAATTCACCGTGATGCTACTCACATATACGGTATCGATACTGAGAAGCTTACAGGGCAGGAAAAGAATGATCTGGACGTGGCCATTCAAATACTCGATGGCCTCAATCATGCTCGAAGAACATTCCTGATCGAGCGGATTGATAGTGAAATTCAGGAATTATAATTTTTCTCCATACAGAAAGGGCATCCTCCGGGATGCCCTTTTTTATTATGTGTCAATTTTTATTTCGATGGTTTTGCTGTTGTTCGCTTAGCCTGCGTTCGTTTCACCTCGGCCGGCTTTGCTTGGATGCGTTTTACGCCGGTGTCGGTAGGAGCAGACACATCATAATCTTCCCAAGGGAATGAGATTGGACCAATTTGATCGAGCAATGTATCGTGTTCTTTAGCATGATAGCCGAACCATGAATCATATAGCTTTCCGATTGCCGGGATGTACTTGACGGCCTTTTCAGGCGTACCGTTAATGAACATATCGATAATGTCTGTCGGGACAGAATAAGCGGTGGGCTCAAGATTTCTCGAGATCCAATCATGTGTTCCCTTGAATCCACCCCGGACATAATACGAGTTTCCGAGGAAAGAACTGATAAATCCATCGACAAGCATTTCATCCGGTTCGATAGGTCTATTGTATAACAAGGCATTCAAGATGTTTGCAGATGTCGAAAGCATTGTGAAGAATGCTGAAATGATAGCGGCATTACGCGCAGCCACCTTATATCTTTCAGTATCACCATCTTCTTTTGCTTGTTTTATCTCTGCGAATACATTCTCGCGCCATTTGGCAAACATATTGAACTGAAAGATTTTGAGATCCCATAGAGTTGCAAAGTCACCGGCACGACGTCTCATCACAGGCTGGCCAAGAGATCCGATCGGGTGCATATCAGCAACCGTATTGTAAGCATAGCTTTTAACAAGATCATTCTGGTAATCTTTGTTTAGGACAGCATCCTTGAAATCTTCGAAAGCTTCACCGGCGATCTTGTGCATCATATCTACAACATCCTGTGACCTCATATCCGGTTTGATCCGATAATGAGCTTTCCCGTCCTTCAGGATATCCTCAGCTTCAAGCATCTTAGCTTCAATGAGAATAGTTTTCTGCAAGTTATCCATAAATCTGATACCGACCTTGCTCATATACCATTCCATTGCCTTACCGATATTCCCGGTCTCATCGAAAATCTTTGCGTATAAGTTAAAATCAGGGATCACATCTTCAATAGTAAGCTTCGCTTCACCCTTAAGAACATTTTTCATTGCGGACCAGGCATATTTCGGATCTGTCGATAAGATAGTGAACATCATATCATCGATCTGTTTTAATGCAGTTTGAGGTCCGAGCAATGCCATATAGGCAGCGGATGATACGGCCCCAACGAATTTACCTTTACCCCGGGGTGAAAATACGCCGCGCAATGTTTTCCGGATCCGTTCCCTTTCTGAAGAATTAAGGCCCCGATCATACAGAACCTTGTCAACAACATATCCAATCGATTGCTCGACATTATCTTTGAATAGATCAGAATTGCTTTTCAGAACATCTTGCATACCCTGATCATCCGGGGCGATCTGGCCAAAGAATTTACGCGTATGCAGTGTCTTCAATAATTCGTTGACATAATGAGTTATCGCGTAGGGTGTATCGTAATAGAATTTATATGATTCTCCAGTCACATCAGCAACCTTACGCGTCTTTGCATGAGAGCTTCGGCCGGTAAACAGGCGATTACCCTTTGCCATATATCCGCGCATAGCATTCTCGATGATGGCTGCCTTCTCTTCTCTTGTAAGCTTTCCATTCTTTTCAACGCTTTGACGGGCCAAATCATTCATAATGTACGCGTATTCACTGTCTTCGCCTTCCTCCTGCCTGATCTTTTCGGCAATCCAATCAATATATCCGTTCACATCACGGACAACCCTTGGGAAATAATCTCCAAGATAGCTCATGTCATATCCAACTGACGTTGCAAACTGGTAAAGCTCATCCCTCATCTCACGCCACCTGCTTACAACATCTCGCATCGTATATTCTTTTCCATCTATCTCTAATCTTGATTGCTCATTTAACTCATTATTGAAGATCACATTATTGATGCCATCGGTATTCGAGTTCATCATATAACGATCCATAAGCTCAAACAACTTCTTATTCGTTTTATGAACGTGCTTGAATACCTTTGTATAGGCATTCATATCGTTTTCATGTCGCTTGAGATCATTAGCAAGTAAGCGCTCATAATTCCTAATAGCATATACAACCTCCGGCGCAAATGAAATATACTCACGCCCAGGCATCATCGCTTCGGCTATCTTATCACCCATATCACGGCGTAATTTTGTATAATGAACCTCTCTGACGCGCCTTTTTGTCAGTGAAGGATCAATCTTCTCCATATCGGATATAGGATCGCCCGTCAGATCGTCCATACGGCCATCCCCTGGCTTGAACGCATCGATGCCGGTGATAGAGGATGCCGCTTCGGATATCTCGGATTCTGAGCCTTCTACGGCGCTTACGGATTCAATGGATTCTTGAGGTATCCCTCCGGAAACAGCTTTCTGAGCGATCTGTTCTTTTTGTTGTTGGGGTGTAATTTCAGTTAAAGTTTTTGTGGGTACTTCAGCTTCAGTGAGATCATGATCAGATAACCTTTCAACCTCTGAGACTAAATTATCCCATGCGTTTAATACTTCACTATCTGAAGGCTGGTACAACCCGCCATGCTCTTCGATTACTTGTGGCATAATTTCATCATCTCTTTTATTGAGCCACTCATTGAAATCGTTTTCTTTTAAATTAGGATATATTCCATCTGTCCTATTATTTGCCTCCTCTGTTATGTCCTTGTGAGATGTACCATCATTTGTATGCTGAAGCCGAAGAGAAAGTGAAGGTTGGAAGAATACCTCATCATCTTCTGCTATCCATCCCGTATTTTCGGCGGCTTGTCGAATGATATTGATCTGTTCTTCCGTATTGGATGATCCCTCTACTGTTTCAGGCTTCCAAAATGTTAAATATCCTTGATTTAAAATCGGTTGATTTATATTTTCGCCAGAAACAAATCTATGACCTGGATGGTCTGATATTGTGCCGGAATCTGATTGACCTGTGTGGAATCCTAATTTATAAAGTCTTTGCAAATATGGAGCAATATTATGGTCTACCTTAAACGTATTCCCGTTGCTATCCGTAACTTCTTTTGTAATAGTTTTTGATCTTGCAGTTTTCTCTTCTTCTGATAATTCGGACCATTCTTCAGGTGTTGGGATTTTCTCCCCTCTCACATCATAACCTTCCTGAATTTCAGGTTCTCCCATCTCCTGCATCTCAGATAATGGGATAGAGACGCCGTGACTGCTATAGTATTTGTCAGGCGTAACCTCCTCACCCACCTCAGCAGGTTTGGGTTCCTGTGCCTCATTCTTGAAATTATTTTCAAGAAATAGCTTGTATTCGCCATAAGAATTAAAACTACCGCTTGCAATACTGTTGCCATTAGCATCTGATATTTCAGCGTCTATTTGACCATTACTTGCCTTATATGCTCTTTGAATTGCGAGTAACTGGCTATTGTTAGGCATCGAAACGACATCAAGAACAAGCGGGCTATCAGTATTTGATAAAGACATTCTTATATTGTTGGTTTTATTCATATAATCAACGAGAGCATCTGTGCCTGATTCTTCTGAATATTCCTGCGCAACATCACGATGATCGACAACACGATCTTTCATGAACTTCCTTTGGTCTTCAGATACTTCATGCTTACCAGTGCCATCAATAAATTCACCAAAAGTCGTAATATATAGCGCCTCTGTTGGAGCATCTGTTTTGCCATATTTCTCTATGGCATCTTTCTCAATCTTGATACCTTCTCTTGCTTCCGGCTTAATATCCTGCATCTCTTGTGGTGCTTCAGCAAATAATTGGAGCTGGCCGTTCTCATCGACTTTGTATTTCTGCTTATTGATAGTCAGCGTCTTACCTGCCATATCCTTAAGCTGCATCATATCGACAGCTTCTTTAGTAAACTCTTCAGGAGCTTTCTGCTTTTCGCTGGCAACGTAGTTTTCGACAATACGAACAGACGCATTACCACCGCCCATAATACCACCGGAGACACCGGCAACCAAGGCCGCATCAACCACGCCGTCAAAGATCCCTGGCAATTCACCGTTTGCATCTCGATTATTCGTCAAGATATCGGTAATATTCCCGGCTATCTGCGAGGCACTTTCATCGGCCATTTCATCAATAATGCCGAGTCCAGTCTGTTTTAGAAAGAAAGAGACACCATCTTTTATCGCTTCTTTTCTTAATGCGCGTTCAGCGATCTTTCCTGTACCTACATATCGCTCTGCCACATACTCAGATAAGCCCTTTAGAACGGCGTTCGTATATTTCTGGTACTTTGACATGCCTGGCTTATCTTTCGTGTCGTAATAAGCCTGTCCGGAAGCCTGAGCGGATAATACGGCCGTACCGAGAGTAGGATTCCCGGTCAGATAGCTCAATCCTATGATCTCAAGCTGTTGAGGAAGGTTCTCAAGGACCTGATATCCGAGTAGTTTCATTGCCTGATCATTTTCGCCATCCTTCAGGTACTCAAATATTCCTTTGCCAAAATATTTCGAAGCGCTTTTTTCCTGTGCAAGTCCTAATGTATAGTCTGAAGGCAATGCTTTATCGATCAGATTCGCCATTTGACGATGGTTTTCGCGGAACGCTTCTGATGATGTTTTCAGGTTATCAATATTAAACAGGTCCGCAACGGCATTCTGAGGTATTGCCGCGACATCATAAGCAAGATCACCGGCCATCTTAATAAACGCATATGTCCCGCCAGCGATATTCAGCGCGCTTGTATAAAGAGATCTTGATAATTGTCCTTTTGGCACAACAATATCCATACCCGTCTTATTAAGCATTTCGGCAAGGACCATATTCCCCTGGCGGCTTCCGAGGTAATCAAGCGCCTCAGTAACCCGATCCGGACTGAATTTATCAATGTTCAACACGTTCTTATCAATATCGACATACTGACTTATATTCTCGAGACTCTTTGTAAGCTCGTCAACGCGGTCATACCAATACTTACGGTCCTCCCGGTCAAAGTCATTGAAACGCTTCAAAATAGCTTTTTGTTTATGACTTGCAACCCCATCTCTCAATGCAAAAGCGGCTTCCGTTATATCGATCAGCTCCCGGCTTGATACGATAGCTCCAAGAGATGCCATATTTCTTTCCATCAGCGCCGGTATATAATCTGACTGATCAATGTCAAGAATGGATGATTCAATCTGATCGACCTTGCCGGCTTCATATTCTTCAAGAGACATGACTTCGGACGCACCTGAGCTCATGTATTCATCCATGACCTGTTCATCCGTAAGTTTAGCCCTTTCAGATTTGTACATCTTCTCGGCGATCTCTTTTGCCGTACCCTTTAATTTGACGTATTTATTAATGGACTTTTCGCTTGTGGCGTCCTGTTCGGCGCCCGCACCATCTTCAGCGACAAAATCCATGTAATTTACGCGATTCATGTCGTATTCGTCTGACAGGGTATTGTATGTCGATTTGATCTTTCGATTATTATCTCTTTCAACTGGCTGTCCGAAATTACCAAGTATTGATCCAACGAGAAAAGAAGTGCCATCAACGACATCATCCGGTCTAAGATCGCGGCCGGACTTCTCGATCATATCGTTCGCCGTCTCATTATAAACGCGTAGAAGTTCATGCCGTTCATAATTCTTTGCGTTCGGCCGTATCCCGGCATCAGATAATTGCAGGATCATATCTTTGGTTTTTGACATTGGTTATTCTCCAGGTCGAGCTAAGGTCTTTAGTGCGCTCATATCGACAAAGTTTTGACGGCCATATTCATCATAGATAAATCCATAGTTAGTAGAAAGATCTATGTAAATGTTTCCACCGCCTTGTTCGTCGGGAATGGTAAACTGACTTAAAATATTTCTCACAGCCTGCGTATATGAATAGCCGCTGATCGTTCCAGCGGCTTTTTTGTTTATGAGATTTGTTATCTCTTTGTGAGCTGCCGTTACCGCCGGATTTGCCCAAGATTCATAGGCATCCATGTACTCTTCTTCTGTAATATTTTCGCCGTTATCCGGGTTCTTATAGGTATAGGACATTGTTTCTTCGTCATATGTACGGAGCTTTTTCATGCCATTGAATGTGTCGCGCTCAACCTGAAGAGCATACAGTTCTTGCTGCATGTCGATCCGTTCTTGTGATCCTTCAGGGTATCGTAATACTTTTTCTTCTTTTGCGGTTGTACGGTATTCCTGCTTTAATTTTGCTTGTGCCCTGTTTACGCGCGCCTCATATTCTTCATCTGTTTCGTTTTTTCTTTTCTGAGGGATTGGTTTCTGGTCTTTCTTATAAGCAGGATAGTCAACGTATACTGTCTCACCCGTACCTTGCATTTCCGTAAGCATTGAACGAAGCTCATCAATTCGGCTTGTGATCTTGGTCAGATAATTTTCGTCTTCGGATTCAATTTGCTGCCTTACCAGCGTTTCGATATATTCAGAGCGGAATAGTGGACTATCGGGATTTTGCTGTGCAAAAGCGATCTTTTCGGAATCATCGAGACTGAAAAATTCTTTCTGTGTTAATCCGCCGGCCGCCGCAACATCTTTCTTTTCCTTTATGTCGGCTTTCTTCTTTTGAATGTCAAGATCGGTCTCTTGGATCTTTTGACCTTCAGCTACCTGTTCGGGAGTAACCTGTGATGATTGATATCTTGTTAAGGCAGCGGCTGATCTTGATCCAATATCGCCTTTATTTCTTTGAGGTGTTGCCATATAGTCTCTCCCTGTAAGCCATTATCTCTGTGGCCATTCGATCATATTCAAGCTGCTCTTCAGATGTGAGTTCTCTGGATGATTTTATATTCTCAAGCTCTTCAAACCTTGTCGTTACTCTATTAAGATTTGATTCAAGACTTAACCTGTCAGCTCCGGCCGCCGCCATTCCGATACCCGACGCAATAGCTCCGGCTGTCTGTGCTGAAGACCCGTATCGCAATTCATCGATAGCAGCTTGATTTTGGAGATCATAATTCGTGGCCTGCATTGCATATTCTTTACGGGCCTGTCTACGGGCTGCCGATTCGCTAAGAGCAATATCTGTTTCCTGATCTGCAAGAACGCCAGACCTGGCAATTTCTATTTCATTCAATCCTCTTGCCGCCGCAATACTATTAGGATCAACACCGGCGCCTACTGCCTGTCGAATATATGCTTGCCTTGCATCCTGAGCCGATTGGGCCGTTGCTCTTGATGTACGGGATCTTATGGCCGCCTCATCTGCCGCAGAAAGATCGCCTGTACGAGATATACGCATAAGCTCTTTACCGTATTCGGTCGTGGCAAATCTACGTCTTGATAGATCGCTGATACGTTTACGACGCTGTGCCGCGTCATAGATCGCCGATCCTACCTGTATTCCTCCACTTACAAGCGCGCTGATTCCTGCAATACTCATATTTGTCCCTTACGCTTTCTTGGCCCGGTAGCCTACGTTTTCAGTTGCTTTAATTGTCCCGTTGATCATATTGATCTGATTCATTGCCTTTTGATACGCCCTGTCAGACCTGATCTCTTTTCCATCACTACCCCATACATAGCTCTCGGCTAATAGTAATATAATGGTTCTGTATTTATTTTGCAATTCACAATCCACACCGGCCGTGATCTCTACCGGCTGTCTTTGATATGACACAAGAACAGATCCGCAATAGTTGTCCTTATATGGCGTTAGCAGTTGCCAGGATGTTTCGCCATTATCATCTGATCCAAGAGTCGGAATTGTGAATCTATACGTTGTCCCATCATAATCGGATATTTTATAATCGGTTCCCTTCGATGATCTTAGGTAAAAACCGTTATAATAATCGTCGGTTCCCCTAAGTGGTCCGCCGGATGTATCTTTTTCCCCCGTTAATGGGGCGACGATCGTAGCACCTGTCGCAACGCCGGCTGTAATGATGCTAAGATTCCCGGCGTAGACCTTTACTTTACTTCCCTGTACGAGATATTTAGGCTCGCTGTTCGAACCTGCATAATAATCATTATTTAAGATCTTATTAAGTTGATCTTCGTTGAGTTCAAAAGCAGGCTTTGTTGTTCTTACAAGCGAACTCACGTTCTTATGATACCATAATATTTTTTGAATTGAATTAACGCCATCGATAGGGACCTTTGTCAATGAAGAAATATCAAACTCACCATTTTCATCAAGATTTATTAGCTCGTCCTTCACCTCTAAAGCATTAAGAAATTTAGGCAATAGCCTATTGATTAGTTCTTCCTGAGCATTGTTCAGCTCAAGCAATAATTGTGCATCGGTGTATTGATCCTTATTCGGATCCATCAAACGATTATATAATGTGGTAAGTATATTTGCTGTCGTAAATGAAGCCATATTATTCTCCCGTATGCTCTACTGAGATAGAGTGAAGTTTGAATCCTGAAATAGCAGTTGATCCTGAGCTTATTTCTATATAGAATCTTTTTGCCCTGATCCTTGCTCCATAAGTCTTATTATTGTACTCACTGGTAATATCCGTAGCAAGCGTTTTACTCCATAACTCATCGTCAGTATCGGCGTCATATATTTTAAACGTAACTTGATTTGCAGCACCAGACATATTATAAACTATATTGACATTCCTTATGATCTCATGCCTTAAATCAGACAGAACGAATATCCCGGACTTCCAATATATTCTTGCGGATGACCCTGTATATTCATATAAATATCCTGAATCGTCTACGTCGGTAAACTCAAGTTCACCATCGGCTCCGACATATGAAGTTTTCGCAATAACAGGATAACTCGTACTTAACGATTTTCTCCATTCAAGTGTTTCAAGGTCATATACAAAATCTGTTTGCTGATCTGCATCACTATTATAATAATGGAAGTGAATTACACCCTCTTTAGGTGAATAATGAGGCTCTATATGCTCCATAGCCACGCTGTATAATGCGATATATCCATCAAGGATATCTTGTATAGGGTCACTGATCTTTAACGTCTTAGTGGGCGTTCTGTCGGATTCAGCAAGGTTATTTGGCGTGAGCTTATAAATACCGTCATAAGACGATATATATAATGATCCGCGAACAACAAGAGATGTCCTTTCACCAACGCTACCGATGTTATGAGATGACTTCCTTATTGGCCAATTCGCCGGGTTACCGTCAGAGATGTTCATTGTGTATATGTGATTCTTTTTAATGATCAATATTTCATCTCCAAGAACCTGTAGTCCGGTTATTGGGCCACCATCATTATCATTGAATGGAACATAATTTGATACTGGCATTACATCCGGCTGATTAAATTCAGAATAAGACAGCCAATCTTCGTGAACCTCTTCTTCATCTCCGCCACCAGGGTTTAGAACAACATTTGCAACGAACATCCTTCCCTTAGCGAATATCCCATATTTCCCATTGACAATAATGTACTTTTCTCCGATAAGAGGATGAATAACACCATCCAAAAGACCATAATCAATGGATTCATATACGAAGTTTGATCCGTCATATGAAGCTTTAAATGAGTCGTTTGATTTTGCAATACCTATGGTACATGTAGAATCTGTTACGCCATATTCGCCAAGAATGTTTACATGTACTGTAGCATGTGTCGATGACATTAATGGTGATATTGTGAATGTTCTTGTCGCGCCTTCATAATCTGTTACTGTAGTTATGAATAGCCCCTCTTCTACAACAAATAGTTCTTTACCATTATAATAATCATCTGTTTCGATTAGTCCTTGTCCGGCATTTATTGTAATAAGATCTGCCGTAACCGCAGCCGTCCCGAGCAATTCTGCCGTTTCATTATAATAGCCGGGGAATACGCCTCTATATTGATAGTCAAGCGTAGTATCAAAATTATGCTGGATCATTTGCCTTGACGTTTCGATGATCGTTATATCAGAAGAGTCGCTTGCATCTTCAGCAACTAAGTATCTATTAGCCTGAACATATACCTTCCCGGCATAATTAAGATCAAGCTTTATATTACTTCCGTTCTCGAGTCCATAAGATGTTAAATCTGTTTTGGTGTATATTAAGCAGTTCAGTCCAAAATACGCATCATCACCGTAAGCGATAAAATTTGACCCATCATATAGGCGCCACCCATATTTGAAACCGTTCGTATTGCCATTTTTGAAAGTGTTATTTGTGACATCGACAATATCGAATAAATTCATATCAGTGCCGTCTAAAGATGACCCGAGATCAACAATGTAGTGAGATTCATCCGGAACTCCGGACGGATCAGGCTTATCGATTAAGGCACTTACATTCTCGATATATTTATCCATGTCATACAAATACAAATAATAATGCGTTCCGTTATTGAATGTAAATGATGACAAGTCGTCAACAAATATCTTTGTCATAATATAGACACTATCCGTAACGACCTCATACAAATTATCTCGATTAGCTATAATATCGATTGTCTGTATTTTATAATATTCGCCGTTTCGCTTTGTCGATCGATAAATATTTATTCCGGTAATACGCTTGCTTATTGTAGGATCGATCGTAGTTGTAATGATTACAGCTTCATCTTGACCTGCTGATTGATTATAGGTCCTTTCAGACAGTAGCGATTCCTGTGCTTGATCATATATGCAAGATATCTTATAGTAATAATCTACTTGCTGCTGTTCTCTTAGTGTTCCGGATCCATCCCTGATATTTAATACAACATCTGTTCCGAGAGGTATTTCGGTTGTAACGATATCAGAAGAAATCACGATAGCGCGAGTTCCGGCATCATAATCTTCTATATCGTAATTACCTATTCCCTCTATACTGATATCCATATTATTATAAAAATCATCTGCCTGACTTATTTTATGCTTAATATCGACGATAAATGTTGTAGATGGAGCTCCGGCATCATGGGCCTTAATAACAGCATCCCACTGATACTCAATACCTCTTTTGTCAATATATTGCTTGTCAAAAGATAGCATTATCTTGTCCGTGTCGCTTTCATTTAATATTTGACCGTTGAGGATATAAAATTTCGGATCTATTGTTGCACCGCTTATCAATGATTGATCAAATCTATCGCGATCGATCCACCCTATCCAAACAGGAGTAACATCATTAGCGCCGATTGCGCTCACGTTGCCAGGCAATATTCTAAGCGTATTCCATGATTTTATAAGATTATTTACCTGATTAAGCAAGTACAAATTCGATGGCTGTGAGAATAGATATCCAGATCCGCCACCCATATCAATAGCCGTTGCAAGTTCCCAAGAATCTCCATTTACGTCATATGCGAACAATGAGAGCAATCCGGTGGATTTATTTACGCTTACTGCAAGCAATATACTGTCACGCGAAACAGAAGCTACAACAATATTATCGTTTACAAATTCCGTAAGCTGCGTAATGGCGGAGACCTGTGTCGGTGTCATCGAGTTATTATACATCGTCTCAACATTGGCGTTCCGAGCTGCCTCGTTCGTTTGAATAAGCCGTCCGTTCTTTGGCTTTGCGTTCCTAAGCTCGATGGACGTACCAGGCTTCAGATCCTGTGGATCAGCATTGGAGAACATTCCAAAGAAATTACCGATATTTAACTTACTATAACTCAATTTAACTCTCTTCTATTCTCAGGATTTGTCTCGGTACAACAAAGTCATTACTCCGTGAAAATTCATCGTCACGGTTCGAATCGGTGGCAAAAGCCCTATTCGTATAGTTGAATCTGATGTCCGATAATATTTCACCTTGGCGCCTGACGTTTGACAATAATATTGCGGCGGCCAGCTCTGCAATGTCTACATGGAAAATATCGTCAAGCACACAATCCTGGCTATCGCTTATTGCAGCCGGGTTTTTGATGTAATAAATATCAACATTGTAATTACCCGGTACGCAATAGATCTTCGTACCGATGAAATAGTAATAATACATCCCCGTCTGATATGCGCCCGGATTATCGTATCTGGCGGTCCCTGATCGTACAAGGTCCATATACTCTTCATAAGATATCAGCGACAAAGGACGGCCGGTTGTCTCAAGCGTAACGACACTTACGATTCCGTTCGTCATACTGAAAGGTGCCGTTGTAAATGTAGAGATATCGATCGCACCATCAGAGTCAAGTACCTGATCCGACAGTCTTACGAGCAATTCGCGAAGATAATAGTTATCGACATTATCGATAACTTTCTTTACCGCTTCGTTCAAAGCGATATAACGTATTGCCTTCGGAAATGTTGCGCCGGCAATATCATCACATTTTACCCCTATCCAATCGAGCATCTCTTGGTGTGTCATACTTTCACCATTCTCCGTCTTTTGATCTCTGATCTGACATCGAGGATCCGTTTAATAATCTCGTCAACCGGATGATTCATGTCAACCGTTTCGCCAAGTTGCATCTTGTCGCAGAACTCAAGGATCTCATCGCGATCTTTGATCATGGAAATATCAGATGGTTCCGTATACATAATATCGTCAGGAACGCCGTCATAGATATCAACGATCGGTTCTTCCTCAACGACAAGCTGCGGTTTTTTCTTCTCTTTCTGGACTTCTTTAAATCCATTTACGAGTTTACCATTAAAGCAAGCAAGTTTCCCGCCGAGATTAAAAGTCCCCTCAAGCACAACACCGGGATATAAATCTCCGGTCACAGTGTTCTTTATGTCTATTGTTTTACTCATGTCATTCCTTTTTAATATTTAGGGGCCCGATGCAACACCAGGCCCCTCTGTAAGGATAGGAGGACTCTATTCAGGTTTAGGTAACTCGAGATCTTCCGGGTTTTTCCCGACCGCACTTGCTACCTCTTTTACATTTTCAAAGCCAGTGGCTAATATTTTCTCCCATTCTTTACCGGTGATTTTTTTACCACCGTCTGAATCTGGACGCGTTGATTTATAAAACGCAAAACCCATTGCCGCAAGGCCTTCGGCAACTTCCTTCCCGATCATAACCTTCCCACGAGCCGTCTTGGGGATAAATGCCCCAATAACAAACGTCAGAATAGAACTTACGATTGATAGCCAGATTGGTGTTGCGTATGCCTCGGCATCCTGTGCAAACAGGAATGTTGCAGTCAGCAGCATAATAGCTGCAATGATAAAGAAAATTCTCTTTTTCATTTTGTGTTCTCCTTTAGGGTTATCCCTACTTTTTTACGTTTTGCCTGATATACTTGATATCAGTCTGCATAGTGGCGATGACTACCTTTAGTTCGCCAATTATTTCGTTGGATTTTTCCACCAGGTCATTCCCCCGGTCAACGCTTTTCTGTAAAGTAACTTGCTGTTCCTGGAGGATAGTGATGTCTCGCTCCATTCTTTTCACTTCCTCTTGGTTTTTCTTTGCAAGCTCATAACCATATTTGGCTTTTGTGCTTACCTTGTAAAGCCACCCGACCAGTGTGATCAACGCGACAACGATAGGTATCAATACTTTTAATTGTTCAAGAATTTCCATTAAATTACTCCTATACAGTATCCAATAATTCCGAGTATTATATCACCGGCCGTGTCATACCAATAATGGGCCCACGTTCCATATATGTGCTCTGGGGTCAGCCCAAGTCTTGCACTTTCCCACCAATATTCCCAAACTTCCCATCCTATCACTACAACGAGCATTATAAAGAACCAGAAGATCCGCTTCTTCCATAGATAGCTTCTAAGCTCCGATCTCGGGAGCCCCCATATGGTTGCCCTATTGTAATAGAGTATTCTCCAGAGAACGCTTGTCACGAGGACTGACAGTAGCAGATGGCCCCAGCCCCAAGCGTTTCTACAGAACATCTCGTTTATAACGTCCATATAATTACCTCGTTTTTGTAGAGCCAATAGGATACAATAACACCTTTGCATCATTTGCTTTAATATCAACAAACGCGCTTGCCTGGGCGCATAACACACCCAGGCAACACATTGTGATTATGGCAATAAGCCGTTTCATGGCTACATACCAATTATTTGCGATACAAGACCCTGAAGGTAATCCTTTGCGTATGGGTCAAGATCTTCTTCTACGCCATGATCTTCAAGCCAGGCTATGATTGTAGCCCGTTTCCAATACGTTGACGTTTCCAAGCTGTTAAGCCCGGATAAGTATTCGTACTCATCTTGATCTACGATCTTGTACGGATTTGATGTCACAGCATTGTTATAAACAACCGTACTGTCAGCATCAAGTTTATTATAGACAAGATAGCCTTCATCTGTGAGCCGGACAGGCTCGTATAATTTATCACCTTTTTCTACCACAAGAGCAAAAGCAAATGAGATCAGTCCGATCAATAGGATTGCGAGTAATTTACGCATAGATCACCTCCTTAATGTTCGATTTTACGCATACTAAGTGATACTGTAAGCGTATCTGTATCAGGCACGCCAATATACACTGAATCATCGCTTAATGAGCTTCTACCTTTTGCAACAGTTGCCGTACCAACACCACCGGTAGCAATATTGATCATTGCAACAGCGGTATCAGAAGAACCGAAGTAGGCAGATAGTGAACAGGTAATGTCAGAAGGATTGTAATAACCAACATTATCAAGTACGTATCCGGCAGGAAGCGTGATCTCGGTTGTATCATATAATGTCATTTCGTATGACTGAACATCATCACTTGGTAAAGCAAATGGGACAGCACCAATTACAGTACCATGATTGCTATTACCTGAGATATCAGTCCACTGGTTATGCCCAATACCACTTTTGTCAAGGTCAAGTTTTAATGAATCCTGAAGCTCATAACTCAACTTCCCACTTGAATAAACATCCCACACTTGGTTTGAGTCAAGAGCAATATTATAGAATTTGCATCCATATACTTCAAGTTCATCATAATTGCTTATACCACGACCAATATAATTAACAGTAAGATCATCCAGTCCTGTTATTGTTACAGTGTCTACTGGAACACCATCATAATAAGTAATTGCATTTGTGGCATCGCTTGAAATAGCATAAGTGTGTATATCACCATCATAAGTTGCGTAAGCTGAACCGACATCAGACAATGTATCGGCAGAGTTGTTAAAACACCTAATAGAGTTGGCAAAGTATCGAACAAAAGAACGAGTATTAGACTCATCGCTGCCAAGAATTAATGTGCTTGCATTAGATGGTACTCGATATGTAACAACAAATGACCACGCTTCTGTCATTGTGAAAGTGTATTCTTCAAGCTGAATATAATCATCAACTCCATCAAGATATATTCCGGGCCCATTAGCAAGATTCCTTATAGAAGGTGAATTGTAGATATGGTTATTATCTCCATCAAGAGAAGCACCGAGTTGTGGCGTTGTATCTTCAGACAAATTTGCCAAAGCGTCACCGGTTGGGAGTTCAACAGACTTAAACATCACATCGGCATCAGAACTCACATCCTGATTGATCTGAGAATCGCCTGTAAGCTTTAATCCATAAGAATATGATGTTGAATCAAGGGTAACACTATCAATCAACGCTTGTGCAAAAACGGCATATCCGGTTGCATTTGGGTGTAGCCAATCGTCTGTGTATGTTGCTCTCATACTATCGTTTCCAGAAGGATCTTCAAGAACATCATACATATCAATCGTATAATCAACATCGATAGCTGTTTCTTGGATCCAAGTATTTACAGTTTCTAATTTAGTTTGATTATCAGAGGACCAAGATGAAGCACCTTTAAAAGGAGTTATTGTAATTGCAACAACCTTAGAACCCGCATCACTAATTTGTGTATAGATGCTTTGCAACATTGATTCCATTGAGTCAATACTTGTTAAGGTAATAGCGTTTACACCACCAAGAACATAAACATATTCAGGATTATGTCTAAGCACATCAATCTGAAGCCTATCTTTCATATTCTGTAATGTATTCCCACTAATGCCCTTATTGTGAACATCAAAACTATCGCCAAGTCTTGCATCAAAATAAGAAGTGTAACCACGAGTAATACTGTTTCCAAAGCATATAATTGGAACCTTCACCCCCGGCATAATAGACGATATTGTATCCGTCTCTACATTTGGTGCGTTTACAGATTCTCCAGCAGTCACATTATGGATAGCCTTTACGTTTGCGCCGTAGACAAGTCTTTGGGGCCGTCTACCTTGAGCGAACACGAACACAACACACAACAGCATGATTGCCAGTATTTTTAAAATCTTTTTCATGTTATTCTCCTAAGCTTGAACGATTACCGCAATCACGGCATTCTCTTTGCCATGTCTTACGAATCTCATGCTATGAACGAGAGATTCACCTTCAAGAACGAATTTTTCGCCCTTACTGTAGGGTATGCCCTCGCCTTGTTTAAGTTTGTTATCGGGGAATATTCCGATCGATCCGGATAAGACAGCAACAGTCAAACGTGACATAAACATCTGTCCGGTCCTGTTTCCTGTTTTTGTTCTCAATCCGGCGTTTTGATATACAACCTTATCGCCATTTTTAGACTTTATACGCTGCATATCATCGACAGTGACAGCCACATCTGTAATGACAACATCTTTGCAGGAGCTTTTTACATTCCCGGATATGATCCTTACTAATTGCGGCTTCACTTTCTTACACCCCCGATTTTCATCGTTTCAAATACGACGCAGAGTTCTACGCCTTCAAAATCTCCGTGTGTCGTCAGGATGATCGGTTTCCCGGCGCCATCCGTATCTACACGCGGGATGTATACGTTATTCTTACCGAAAGCAAGCAATGATCCGCGCGTTTTACCGATAACCTCTTCTGTGCCATCTTCATTTTCAATAACAGCCGGACCAGGTGTGATCACGCCTTCCTGTTCAACAGGAAGCGTATCGACATACCCTGATACCGAGCCCCATGGGCCAAGAGATACGGCGACACCCTTCTTCGTCTTAACGACATCAAAGAACACATCCTTGACAGCATGACCATCTTTGATCAGTTTACCAAGGTCCATTTGCTTGTTATCGATCTTGACATACTTTTTGACGATCTCATAATCGTCAACATGTCGTGATTTCAATTTCTCTACCATACGAATTACAAATGCTTCATTTGGGAACGGCATGGTGTTTCTCCTTAAAGGGTAAAAGCCGGGACTAAGCGTCCCGGCTTGTTATCTGGGTTAGACAATCGCGCTCCAGGTCGTCGAACCGTCCGTATTGAAATATAATTTCGCATTCGTCGGGTCCGTACAACGGGAGCCAATGGGGGCCGTCACAACGCCGTTCGGGCTTCCCGTTCCGAAGTATTCCCGGATCGGGCCGATGCGAGTGAACCAGTATCCATCCGAATCTTTTTCAGTATAGATACTTGCAGCCGGTTTGTCTGTTGATGCTTGTTCAAAAGCCATTATGCACCTCCATTAAGCTGTCATTGCGTTAATTTCACCAAGTTCAACTTCATCCACAGGACTATAGACCTCACGGATCTTGTACTGTGCCCGGCGGTTCGTAATGAACATATTGCCATAGCTGTAGAACAGCTTGGAAGCGGCAAGCACATTTTCGCCCTGGATAAAAGGCTTCGAGGCGAATTTTGCGCGGGGATGGAAGTACATGTAGATGTAGTCTTCATTGATGAAATAGATTTCACCAGTGTTATCAACGCCACCCTGAGCGCGAACGATTTCATCATCCGGCAGGATAACCATGTCGCGATAGTTCAGGGCTTTGAAACCCATCTGGCCCATCATCTCATCAAGAGCTGATCCTGTCTTCTGAGGATCGAGCAGATCTTCTGTCAAATCCCATACGACCTGCGGCAAAGCACAGATGATACCTTTTCCGGAACCGTTTGCACGGTGAGATGTCATACGAATACCCTTCTGCAAAAGCTTGAGGATATAAACGTCTGACGTAGGATCTTGAAGATCCGTTGGATCCGTAAGATCGCCGGTAAAGTCTGAGTTTTTATGAACCGTTGAGGTCCAACGTGAAAAATCGACGTTCGGGGTAATACCGCAAACTTCTTTTGAGGCAACTTTGTCGATGAGGAAGGGGAATGAGTTCCATTGTTTCGTACTGGGGAGAGAACCTGTCGAGGCATTTGGCCGCGTATACATGGAAGCCATGAATGAAGCGTTCATACCTTTGAGCAAGTTATCCATTTTTTTCTTGACGATATTCAAGGCAGCGCGAGGGCTGTTTGCTTTCAGCATTTCCTGCTCATTCAGAGTAAGGGAATCGCCGAATGTTTTGAACTGCTCTTCGGCCGAGATAATAATATCTTGGTTCTGAAGAGGAATCGGTTCCATAACGTCAAGATACCGGTTTTTCGATCCATCAAAATATTCGATTGGTTCAACGATTCGATTGTCGTTGTACTTTCTCGATTTGTCAAAAAACCGTTTTACCACACCATTTCCCTTACCGAAGATATTATCGGTTGCGTGAGGCATGATGTGATCGGCAATATAGGCGTCGGCGCCTGTGAGTCTTACTGACATTTAAACCTCCGGTTTAATCCGGATCGTAGATGTCACTTCCGTATTTCTTCACCTCGTCTTCTGTCAAGTCTCGAGAGAACGGGTCTTCTTTGGAAACCTTTTTACGCGAATCATCTACGTCCGTAGTGTTTTGTTTGATCTTCTTTGGGAACCTTCGTTCGCGTTTTTCGGTGTCTTTTTTTTCTGTGGCTTTCGGATCTTTCTTCTCGATTCGCCCGTCGTTCAGCATCTTGAAGTACATATGCTCAAGATCAATGAACTCGCCGTTCTCTTTTGCGTCTATACATGCGTCTTCGACAAGCTGTACCTGCTCACTCGTCAATCCATGATCACTTGCAAGGGATGATTTCTTTTCGTTCCATTTTTTCTCAAGCTCAATATCATCGAGCCTGGATTGGAGCGCATCCCTTGATTCTTTGTACGGATCAACAATCGTATCGAGATCTGTCCTGACAAGAGCATCAAGCGCCTTAACGGCATCTTCGTCACCGGAATCGCTAATTGCGGTTCTCACTTTTTCAAGTAGCTCGCTATCTGACGATAGCTTTTCTTTGAGCGATTTCAATGACTGGCCCCAGGCGACGGTCTTTTTGAACTCGTCTTTGTCCTTGGCAAACTTTTGGAGATCCTGTGTCATCTTCTTATTAAACGCCTCCTGCTGCTTATGGGCGGCAAGAAGCTTCTCAGCTTCAAACACATCATCACCAACTCGAAGTTTAAAAGTCTCTTCGATATCGTAGATATCATCTTCGGTATCGGCTTTATCGGTATCCGGATCCGGCTCGTTATGTTTCTGTTCGGGTTCAGCCTCTTTTTCCGAAGCGGCTTCTTCTGTCGGGTCAGGAATACCTTCATCAACATCAGGTTCGAACATGTCGTATTCGTCTTCCGATTTCAGATTTTTCTTCTCTTCGTCAGCCATTTCAATAACTCCTTTCCGGTAGGTCTTTCGACGCCGTTTTATTTAGAGTGGCCGCCAAGCCACTGGTGTCCTTCCGCATGTAGGTCCGTAGACGCATGCCCTTACTTGTATAATCTAATATAAGTTTTATCAGAATCCAAAGATAAATATTTTTTTCCGTCAATAAATACGGGAGCGCCAACAAAGGTCCCATAGACAATGTGATCACCCTTTTGAAGCGTCCCGATATATTTTGGTCCTATATCAACAATTACGCCAATTTCTTTTGGATTTTCGGTCATTTTGTCTTTTGACGTATCTGGAATAACAATTCCGGATTCCGTCTTCATCTCAGCTTTTTCAGATTCTACCTCAAGCACTTCAACAAGAATCTTATCCTCTGTGGCCATTACTTGGCTATAATCTGACATTTTTACCTTGCTCATTTCAACTCCTATATCTTACTTAAATCCATATCAACAAGCTCTTGCAACAATCTGATCGTTTCATTTTCGACACCGGACAGACTGATATCCGCAACCTTTTTCTGGCCGAATATTTTTTTACCGATCTTCTGAAATTGCAGCATCATCTGTTTTGTCGTATTGTTCATATCGTGCCACTTGATAAGATCAGCCTTGTCAGGAAGGTCCGTATCGGCCACCCAGCGATGGTAAGGAATCAAGCCGGCGTTCATAAGCTCCATGTTCTCAAGCGATCTTGCGGCGCGTCCTTTGGCTCCGCCGCGTCCCGGCTCTATCTTGATATTTACGCGGGTATCTTTGAGAGTAACGACATCAGTTTTATCGACATCAGATCCCTCTTTGTATTTTACATACGATTTTTCATTTTCGCTGTATACTCTGTCAGACGGATCATACTGATAGAAATCATATTCTCCCTTAGCGTTTAACTGGCCGCGAATATCAACGATCTCTTTGTCATAATTTTGAACAAACCATGCGACAAGTTTACCGATCTTTTTCAACTGAGGCTTAATGTCGTGATCAATCTTATAGCGGATACGCCCCTGAGTTGCCTCATACAGCGCACGAATGGCTATCCCGGACTGAATACCCGTAGGCGTTTCGCCTCTCGCAATCCCCTGGAGACCGACAACGAGATCTGTCATATCCTTTGATTGCATCCAGGCATTAAATGTTGATGATGGAATGTTTCTTGCATCTAAGTATGTTACATCATCTTTATCATTTACCTCAACATTACGGCTGCTTTCAAGCGACCGGACCATTGAACGGAATTTACCGCGTTTGATCTTTCTTTTCGGGTTTCCAAAATCTTCGATATTATCAGCAATATTCGAAGCGATCCAGTTTGCCATAAAATTACCGGAAGCCGCAAGTTCAACTTCTGACGTACCCCATAGTTTGTTTTTCTTTCCGTAATTTTTGTATCCGAACAAAGTGATCATTGGAAATTCTATCTCATCATCGTAAAGAATATTGTTTTCACAAAAGATAGTGCAACGGCCATTTTCATAGTTTTTCTTCAGTTCATCGACAGACTCATCCATCTCATCTTCTGTTTCAGCTTCTGATAATGAATCCACGCAATTCCAATAAACCTTGAAAACAACAGTGTAATTTTTAACAGCGTTTTCAATCTCTTTTAGGTGTGACGTATTTTTGTGAAGATAAGCTTCTGTATCGATGAATGATTTGAAGTCCGTTACTTCAAATCCGCCACCTCTGATCGTACCAGGTTCAAGATCATATTGAGCCTCAACGGCTTTGACAGGCGCAAGTTGCGCGAGGATCACATACCGCGATTTCCCGGAGATATCCCATCCATCACCCATCGGGTCCGGGAAATAGCCCATGATGTCGTAGTTTTCAATATCAAGGCCTTTAAGTGTTTCACCCTTTCCGTCTTTTGTTTCTCCAAGAATCGGCATGATCTCAATAAGACCGGTATTGTAAATATGACCATCAAGAATAGCATCTGTATATTTGCTGCTAAAATCTGAATTTTCGAGCAGCTGACGAACGCGCCGGTTTATCATATCTGCAAAAAATGTATCGTTCTGGCTATCACCAACAACATCGATCACCGGAAGTCCATCCTGAATATTCGGCATTTCGTCATACACAACGGCCATAGCAATGCCGTACTTGATATCGCTTCTTGTGTTTTTTTGTTTCGGAGGATTATTGCTGAATAGCTTTTCGTTCTTTAGCCATCGTTCATGTACATCGCTTCTTGCCTCATAAGACTCATACACCATGCTTTGAAGTTTTTTAAGAAGCTTCGATTTTTCTATTTCAATACCGCCGACCTCATCAGCGAACATTGTATTCAATCCGTTGTTTTCCATACGTCACCTCAGTAAGTTGCGTAGCCGGTAACCTGATCTTCGTCGTCGTTATCCTGCAATTCCCTTATCGCATTTCGAAGTTGATTCTTTCGAGAAACTCCTTCTTCAAAATCATCACCGATTACGGCCATAACAAGATATCGAATGGTATCAGGGAAATCCTTATACTTCTCAACGATCTTTCCATCAGATTTAGCATAGTTTGACGCCTCTACTCCCTTACGCTTCCTCTTTGTATATTTTTTCATGCCTTCAGGCACATGTGTCAATGTATTCCAAATAACAAGTCCCGGGGCATCTTGATTTTTATCGCCATAGACTCTAAGTGGCTTTAGATATTCTTTAACCTTCCTGTGTCCGAGTGCTATCTCTCCCTCTTCGCCTTTGGATAGATATGATTTCTCAAAGAAAAATCCCTGTTCCTGAAATAATTCGTCAAACGTCCGGCGGCCCCTTGTCTGCCACCCCATCTTTTTATCCATAATACGAACGATGGTTGAACTTTCAAGACCAAATAACCGTTCAATGTCTTTCCATGCTGAAGTCTCTTTTTCAATCGTCGGAGCTAATGTGATATTCCAATAGGCTTTTTTTGCATCTTCAGGCGTTTCAGCGAATACAATGATCCTTCCGGTTTCCGGATCCACAGCGGCGTATATGCTCGCACACGGCCGGCCATCATGCGGGTCAACGACATGAAAGATATCCATTGAAGGATTGATAGGATATTTGATTGGATCGACAAGATGATCATCGTAATTAAATTCCGGGTATATGCGGCCGGCGAAATACGTTGATTTTCCGTATACCCTGGCTTCGCGCTCCTCTTCGTCGTAATCCGCTACCATGTTATCGATGATCTGAGCGTTAAGATGACCCCTGACGCCGCAGTGAGGAAATTCATTGCTTCTTGATGCTTCGTAAACAGATGCCTCAACAACACCCCACCCATCGCGACCTTCGGATACGGCCTTTTCAATATCCTCCTGAATATACGGCGGACAATCTAAAGGTGTCATTGGCAGGAATATCAAACATCCCATACGACGACGAGACAAACAGGCGCGCCAGACTTCTTCCGGAGCCGGCTCATCGATGATGATCAGACCGACGTTTGCCGACTCATATGTTTTAACATCCTGCTCAAATGTCTTGAATGATATGATCCATCCGTTTGAAAGCTTCATCTTCGATACAATAGCCTTACCCTCTTTGGCTGTTTTGTAATCGACCTTCTGCATTTTTTCATCATAACGGGCAACAATATCGTCTCCCCAATAATCTTCGATCTTTGGCCAGATCGTGCCGCTGATCGCTTCGGCCGTAGAAACATACCAGGCGTTTTTCGGTTTTCCTTTCCACCACTTATCTGATCGGAATTCATCGTAATCAAACCAACCGTTCTGAGGCCCATAGACAATATTCGTCATAAGCTGTACGGCAAGCTCTGTTTTACCGACACCGTTTGCACAGGACGCTTCTACCACAGGCGTAGGACTCTCTCTCATACAGGAGACCACTTTATTGATCATTTTTTCCTGTGGACCATTAGGACAAAAGTATCTGACAGGATCTTTTTCGGCAGCCTTGCGGAATTTTGCCTGATCTACCGGGCTTTCGATGAAATACTTTGCGTATACATCAGGCTGATCAAGAACTTTGACCAGTGATTTACCCTGTGACATCGGCATCGACTATCTTGCCCTTTGAGTTTGCATTATGAATGATCTCATCCACTTCCGAAAAGAATTGGTTTACACGGTCAGATCCGCTCCGGCCTTTACGGTTATCACCCCACATATCAAGATATCTCTGGACATGTTCAAGGACCTTGACCTTATCATGCAACTTAAGTTTGTACTTGTAATTTGTTCTTGTTAATTCACCGTTACGATTATGATACTCAGTTTTGTCTATCGATATTTCTTTGATCTGCTGTCGTTTTTCAAGATCCATATCTTTGATGTCGGTCCGAAGTTTATACCCGCCATCATCGTCTTTTTCAAGAAATTCTGTAATATCAGAATTGACGATATTCATCAAGACAGTATAGACTTCATGGACACTGATCTGAATATCAAGCTGCTTGGAAACGATCTTCGAGAGCTTTTCTTTTTGCTCAGGCGTAAGCGAATTGATCTTTGTCAGGTCAAAGCTTTTTGTGATGTCGTTATTTTGATCAGTACCCGCCATTTTTCTCTTTTCCGTCTGTCTCGTTTTCGGTATGCTGTTCTTCTTCGGGATCTATCTTTTCGAATGCAATGGTATTTTTCGCGTTAAACATCTTTTCGAGTGAGATATGATACTTGATATAATTTTCAAATTTTTCATCGCTCATAAAGATCTTGTAATTGAAATGTGCCCCCCACCAGAAGCAGAAGGCACATATCAGAGGAAATAAAATGAAAAAAACTATTGCGATCCAGACAGGCATTATCGCCCCCTTCGATCAACCCTCATCGGATTTCCGAGAAACCGGCGATCAAGTAATTTTTCTCTCTGATTCTTTTTCGGAGTTTCATATTGGTCAACAATATGATCAGCAAGAGGTTCCTTGTTAAGAGTTGAAGGAGCATCGAAACCATTGTCTTCAGCGTACTTAATGATCTCATTTTTTGTCATCGACATAAGTTCGATTTTTGTTTTCATGCCATTTCTCCTTTCTAAAAGAAAACCTACGAATTAATCGTAGGCTTTGCAAGAATTATTTTTCAGGATCTGTTTTCCCGGATCCAAGGAAATCATCGAGCCGCCTTTGTCCATCCGGCGTTTTCATCTCAGGCTTATCGATATTCGTGCCAGGGATCTTTTCGGGCTTTTCAGGTTTGTCCTCGTTACCTTCCGAATCGACATACTCAACTTCTTTTTTCGGAGGTATGTTAGATTGGAATGAATCACACTCTATTACGGGAGCATTAATGCCATCACCTTCTTTTTGATCACCACAAGGCTTTGGTCCATGAACACATGATCCACAAATATCGACATTTTCCGGCTCTTCAACTTCTTCAGCTTCACCGGCCTCGATCTGTTTTACTTCTTCTGTGCTCATCGGTACTTCATGATTTTCATCTGCTTTTTCACCGTTTTGCTTGAACATATCCTGCTGGCCGGATTCGTCCATTACATAATCACCAAGCGATACTTTTCTTGGATTATTCCAGCCAAGATCGATACCGACTTTCGATTTGTCACCAGACGGCTTTAATGTGAGCTTTACGGTGACAGGAAACTTAAATGCTTTATCCGGATCACCTTCATCGAATTGACGCTGCATATCGCGGACAATATCATCGTAATACTTTTCAATTCCTTGTGCAACGGCCTCCGATACCGTTTCCACCAACAATTCTTTCTTCATGGTTATTCTCCTACCTTTTTCAAATTTACGTTTCGCATTATATTTTCATCTCGCCGTTTGGCAAAGATCTTCTTCAGTATTGCTGTAATCCAAAATTTCATAGTTGCGGGGGCCGGACTCGAACCGGCGACCTTTAGCTTATGAGGCTAACGAGCTACCAACTGCTCCACCCGCGCAATGTTAGGGCGATCGGTTATTTGATAGTGAAGGTTACAAATATCGCCAACTGAACCGTATAAGGTTGTTGTGATCGCCCTATTAATGCCGAGCCAATCCGTGTCTAACTTGTATCTCCCCATACAGCCACCACACGGGTTAGTGTTTATGTCGGGTTATACAGATACATCTTTGGCTCTTATTATTTTGGCTCTTTAGTGACTACACGGCCGCGGTATCTTTTAAGTGCGCCTGTTAAAAGCCATTATTTCAAAGATCTTAAAAATATTCAATCAGGCGTTTAACGGCATTCTCATAACGCAATCTGCAATTATGAACAAACAGGACTTTTGATTGTAGTATTTCAACAAAACTTACCGGATCGCCCGGATCGGGTCCATTTTCTTTTGGTTCCCGATATTCACCAGTGAGTCTTACAGCAAGTTCTTCAACTTCATTTGTGAGTTCATGGCAAATATTCAACTCGGTTTGAAGGTCATCTAAAATAGACATCGGAACCTTTTCTTTGTTTGATGAATCCATGTTTCATCCTTTCATTTTTAAAAGCGGCAGCGTGGAATAGGTAGGAATGAAATGCCTCAGCCGTTTTGGGCGACTGCTTACTGCCGCTTTGATTTATTTCTTTTTCACAGTATAGTCAACATCACACAAAAACACGATCTCGAGAATATTTTTATCTTCATTAATTTCTGTAAAATATTCCATCAACTCTTTTACGCTGCGAGCACAATACTGATAGTAAGTATTTTCATCACAGCAATAAATAGATGCGTCATTGAATCTTACTTTGTAGACATTCATTGGACTGTATGCGTGTTTTGTGATATCGAACATAAATCATTCCTTTTTCAATTCCAACTGAATATAGCGATAGCTTTCGAAACAAACAAGAACTGTTTACGCTTTTTGTTCGCCTGGATCGCCCGGCCCTGTCTTTTCGCTTTTGACTTGGAACCACTGCCGGTATAGCACTTTCCTTTTGATCCATACTTGTGTCCGGACTTACCGCTTGACTTACAACTTCGTACTGGCATATCATATTCCTTTTTTCTTCAAATACGCATTTTCTATCAATCGAACATTTTTATGAATAACACGATCGACATAATCTCGGCTATAAAACGCAAGCAGCATTTCTCGCATCTCAGCCATCGTAGATTCGTAGATCTCATGTAAAGCCACCCTGTCTACCTCTACCAATTCAACTTCATTACGAGATATCCACCTATGAGAATAAAACACAGTGATCATTCTTCCCTCATTATTCCAGGCATACCATGCTCGATCTTTTTCATCATCATCCTTACTTGGAATCTCTTCTACAAAAAGTTCATGATCCATCATATTAAAAATTTTCTGGTAATGACGGCACCGAGTTTTAAAATATTCAATCTTGTTTTTTATATCATTGTTTCTCATAATTCACTCCTCTTTTTTCCACAAACAATTTAATCAACTCTCTCTCAATTTCCAAACTCTTTTTATCCCCTACCGAAAATACCCCGTCTATCCCAAACATCTTACAATGACTGTTTAGGTAATTTATCTATACAATGTATGTTTACTGTTTATTGTTTATAGTTGTCAGAAATTGTACCACAGTTTTCAACAACTGATCTTCTTATTATTCTTACGCGCGCGCGCAGTTGTCAGAAATTGTACTACAATATTCAAAAAACAAGATGTTTACATACATATTTCTGTACTACAAAAAAGTGTAATACAAAAACGCATAGGTTTTTAAATAAAATTGAGGGCTGGATCCGGTACCTATTTTAAAAATTATAAGTGTGAAGCGGGAGGTTGAGGACGGGTAATAATAGAATTGATCTTCGCGAGCTGGAACGAAAATTGGATTGCGAAAATGTGAGCGTAAAGCATGCTTTTTTACAGACACCAGGCGGAGAGTTATCCACAGGTTATCCACATGTTATACACATAAACCCGGCAGAATGTGGATAAGTGTTGTATGTCGCTGAAAAAGTGGGAGATATGCCGTTTATCTGCTCGCTGTCGCTCGCAGGCTTGGATCGTGCCTAATTGATCGTTTGCCGGGTCATTGTCTCTTATTACTAATCACGGGATAATTATCTTACGCCCGCCCGCTTAATTTCGGGCTTATAGGCGGGCGTTCTATGTTATGCCATAATGGACTATGGCTCAGTTCCCGTTCGTGCCGTGGTGCGTCTCTTTGGTGCCAATTCGGGCGTGTATGTGTTAATGCGTAGAGCCGATACGAAAGGAAGTATTATCCCCAAACCCGCATAAAATAGCCCTTTTTTGCTTATTTCCGAAATATAGAGATTTTTTTTCGCTTTTTTTATTGCATCCTATTTTTAAAGGTGTTATACTTAAGGGAAATTTGAAAGCAACCGGAGGACAAAATGAGAGCGACAAAACAAGTTAAGAAAATTGTGAAAGAGCTTGCCAATAGGTACAGCGTCATTCATCACTGTTTGAAAGACTTTAAAAAGCGTGGGGAAGTAGAATTGTTTAAGTCTTACTTCTGGCAATGTTACGAACTTGAGCTTACAATGAGAACTATTATCAAATCATTGGGGCGTAAACATTTAATCAAATAAGCGTATATGGTACGTAGGGGCGTTTCGATTACGCCCTACGCTTCAAAGACCTTTGACAATGGCGGGCGAACTGGAAAGCTTGCGAGGGTATACAGCTGAGGGACAGCCAAAGCGTATCACAAACGAAGCAAGCTATGAAGAGCCAACAATTCACAAGTGTATAATATCCGGCAGCGATCCGATCACTTGAAACGATGTTCTTAACGCCAGTCCTGAATTGCAACGGGACGCAGACTAAATGCAAATAGTCTTTGACATAGTGAAGGATGTCAACCTACAGCACAAATTAGTAATTGAGTTATACTAATCTTATTGGGAGGATGTGAAAGCGTCCAAGTGTGAAACGGCAAAGAGCGAACGCCTAAGCATGTGCATAGCTGAAAAGCTTAGATATGCTTAATATAAGGGATTGCGAGAAGCCAGACGGATAAATGAGAGCCAAAGGCGTAAAACTCATTTTACCTTTGCCAAGTAATACAAGGACAAATTCAATACGCAAGTATTTACATATAAAGGCGGTGGTGCAAGCCGTCCGGAAATTGTAAATGTGATAATTCGCTTGTGAGCGTGTTTATATGATAGGTTGGATATAAATAGCGTAGTCATTCACTTGACAACAAGCGACAACAAATAACTAAATGGAGGCAATACAATGGAAGCAATAGCGACAATGTTTAACACAAACAAAGGGAGAAAATGAAATGAAAAAACCAGAAAATGCAACAGAATTTTACAATCTTATTAAGTCAATGGAACATCGGGAACGGTTTGTTTTTAGAACAAATTTAGATGAATTAGAACAATATGCTATTGAAGTGTATACCACTGACATTGACGGAAGCAGGGGACTTGAAAAGAATGTAAATTTTCAGTATGTAAGCTCCACCGGAAAGCATGAAAGCAATACAATTAAGAGGTCAATTTTATTCAAATATATTACTATTGACTGGCTTGGTAAATTGTTGAATGTTTTAAAATGATATTTGAAAATCGTAAATGAAAGGGTGTAAAATGATTTTACAATTAACACAAGAGCAGGCTATCGACATTATAAGGGATGATGTTTATAGCGATTATTCAAGGGAAGCGTGCGAATTTATTATTGATTACCTTGAAGAGATCGGGGAGAATGAAATCGACTTGGCTTTTATTCGTTGGACGTTTAACGAATACGACACGAAAGAAGACGCAATGATTGATCTTGGATATGATGAACTTTGCGACCTTGAAAGAGAATTGGCAGTATTTGAACTTGAAAATAGTGTCATAGTAATTGACAGATA